CCACGCGTTGCTCGGCTCTGATGTCGATGCGACAGCATCCTAAAGGAGGGTAAGTCATGGCTATTAGTCGCGCACAACTCGCGAAAGAGCTTGAGCCTGGTCTTAACGCTCTTTTCGGAATGGAATATGGTCGATACGAGGGCCAGCATGCTGAAATCTTCGATACCGAAGGCTCCGACCGAGCATTCGAAGAAGAGGTCATGCTGTCAGGTTTCGGTGCCGCACCCGTTAAAAACGAAGGCGCTGGAATCTCGTTCGACGACGCAAACGAGGCGTATACCGCACGGTATACCCACGAGACCGTCGCAATGGGTTTCTCAATCACCGAGGAAGCTGTTGAGGACAACCTCTACGACCGTCTGGCATCCCGCTACACCCGTGCCCTCGCCCGTTCGATGGCACACACCAAGCAAGTTAAGGCCGCTTCCGTCCTTAACAACGCTTTCACCGCAGGCGCAACTGCCGGCGGCGACGGTGTAGCACTCTGTGATGCTTCGCACCCGCTCACCAGCGGTGGCACTTTCGCCAACGAGCCGTCCACTGCGGCAGACCTGAACGAAACTTCGCTCGAAGATGCGCTGATCAACATCGCAGGCTTCGTCGATGAGCGTGGTCTGGTCATCGCACTGCGCGGTATGAAGCTGATCATTCCGCGTCAGCTTCAGTTCATTGCCGAGCGTCTGCTGGTGTCGAACCTTCGTGTTGGAACCGCCGACAACGATGTCAATGCTATCAAGAGCATGGGCATGCTGCCGGAAGGTTACGTAGTCAACGACTACCTGACCGACACCGATGCGTTCTTCATCAAGACGGACGCCCCGAACGGCCTCAAGCACTTCGAGCGTATGCCTCTGGCAACCAACATGGATCCGGACTTCGACACCGGCAACATGCGGTTCAAGGCTCGTGAGCGTTATTCGTTCGGCTTCTCAGACCCGCGTTGCGTATTCGGTTCACCCGGCGCGTAACGAAGGGGAAAGTTCCTCCCCGACTGGGGGCCGCAATTGCGGCCCCCTTTTTTTTAGGGTACTATGCTCTTGTCCCTGACAGACCTATGGGAGGTCTGACACTTGCCACGACAGGAGTACAACATGGCAAAGACAACCTTTTCGGGTCCGGTCCGGTCCCAGCGCGGGTTCACCGCACAGGGTGCTAATGCGATGGTTAACATCACCGCAGAAACCACTCTTACCTACGACGATCACGTTGGGCGCATCATCAAGGTGAATGACGCTGACGGCGCGATTACTCTTCCCACAATCACAACAGACACGCTTGGCGCTCGTTATACGTTCTTTGTAGGCACAGACTCTTCAGACTGTGACATCAAAACTGACGGTACAGACAAGTTTGTTGGCTCCCTAGAAGTTATGGGCGGCAGTAACGCCTCTTCAACTTTTGTACCGGGCGCAACTAACGATGTCATTTCGATGAATGGAACCACCACTGGTGGGGACAAGGGATCTTACGTTGAGATCACTGCAATCGAAGACAACGTGTATCTTGTGCAGGGCGTCCTTGTAGGATCCGGTAGCGCGGCAACACCCTTCGCTGACAGCTAATAGGAGGCCGCAATGGCAAGCTCCATTATTGCTAAAACAGCGACATCTACAGGCAGCTTGATTGGCGGTAGGACTCGTCTCAAGTCGTTTGTTGTTCGGAGTGCCAGCAGCGGTAGCCCTGCTGCTGTCTTCAGGAGTGGCGGTGGATCCGGCACGACTCTGTTGACCATGACGTTTGTGGCAGGTGATGACACGCAAATCACAATTCCGGATCACGGAATTATTTTTGAAGACGGCTGTCATGTCACGCTCACAAACGTAGACGCGATCACTGCGTTCTTCGGGTAATCGTCATGGCGCGCAAAAAATCAAAGATGCCGCCAAGAAACAAAAAGAATTTCCGCTCCACAAAGTCTGGGGCGGGAATGACTGAAGCTGGGGTCAAAGCGTATCGACGTGCTAACCCCGGCAGCAAGTTAAAAACAGCAGTTACGGGCAAGGTCAAGAAGGGCAGCAAGGATGCGAAGCGACGCAAGTCGTTCTGCGCCAGGTCTGCCGGTCAGATGAAAAAGTTTCCCAAGGCTGCGAAGGATCCGAACAGCCGACTGCGACAGGCACGGCGGAGATGGAAATGTTAGATGAAAAAACCGTGGCTAAAACCCTTATTGTTGGTCTTGGCGGGGTGGCTCTTTCTCTTGTGGTTTGGATCCTTACGACACTGATCGAAGTGGACAAGCGTACGGCTGTGATCGCTGCACAAGTTGAGGCTAACCACAACATGATAAAGCCGATGTGGGAAGATTACCTTCGGACCGCTATCACTCGTAGTTGGGGAGACGACAATGGCAATCTCGCGCGGATCGATGCGACAACAGATTTCCAAGCCGCCGCAGAAACGAAAGTGGAGTAAGGCCCGCAAGGCAAAAGTAAACTGCAAGCGTCCTCGTGGGTTTAGTGAGAGAGCGCATTGCGCTGGTAGAAGGAAACGAAGGAATGCCTAAAGATGCATGCTATCACAAAGTTAAGGCACGATATCGCGTGTTCCCGTCGGCGTACGCAAGCGGCGCCATCGCGAAATGTAGGAAAGTTGGCGCAGCCAACTACGGAACGGGAGGTAAAAAGAAAAAGAAAAGAGCAACTGGAGGAGTCGAAGACCAACGACCAAAAAGAGCTTTTCGAGGAAAAGCTGTAAAGGGAACTGCTGTAGCTCGTGGCTGCGGAGCGGTCATGAATGGCCGACGCAAACGAACTAAGGGTGCAGTCACACAGTCTTGATCCATGTGTTCTTACTTTTCGTTTACATGGGACTGGGTGACGACAAACGTCTCAAGAGTAATGATATGTATTTTCGCAGTGTCGATGACTGCGTGTACTACGCTCAACGATTGTCCAAACAAGGGAAAAACATCACTGCTTACTGTTTGCCGGTCGTGGTAGATGCAAACACAAAGGTCTACTAATGTTAGCCGAACTCGCAGCAGCAAATGCAGCTTTTGCAGTAATCAAGCAAGCTGTATCGAATGGTAAGGAAATTGCTGCTGCTGGTAGCGCAATTGCAGAATTTGTTGGTGCGAAAGAAAAGCTCCAGCAGAAGGCACAAAGGAAGGGCGGCGGTTCCGATCTTGAGGAGTTTATGGCCTTGGAGAAGATCAAGGAGCAAGAAGAACAACTCAAGCAGATTATGATTTATGCTGGCAGACCTGGACTATGGCATGATTGGCAAAAGTTTCAGGCGAAGGCTAGAGTAGCTAGGCGAGAGGCGGAACAAGAGCGGATACGAAAACGTAAACATCATTTTGAGGTGGCTATAATTACGTTCTTTCTAATTGTAGTTGCCTGTGTTTTAGCTTCTGTTGTTCTTTTGGTTTTACATTCTCAAGGTAGGCTCTAATGGCGGTAAGGAAAACGAAAAGTGGCCTCGCGCTCAAAAGGTGGTTCAAGGAAGACTGGAAGGACCAGAGGACTGGTAAGGCATGTGGGCGCCGCAAGGGTGAAAAACGGGGTACTCCATATTGTCGCCCCACTAAGAGGATTTCCTCGAAAACTCCTAAAACAGCCTCCGAAATGACAGCCGCTGAAAAGCGTAGTAGGATAAGTCAGAAGAAACGTATAGGCCAGCCAGCAGGTAAGCCCCGGCGTGTGAAAGCATTAAGAAGGAGAAAGAAACGTGGCTAAAAAGTTTCCAGACCTTAACAAGGATGGCAAGGTCACTAAGGCTGATATCTTGAAAGGCCGGGGTGTTCCGGGTTTCAAGCACGGAGGCGCTATGTGTTCGCCGCGCAAGGAAGCCGCTGGTGCCATAACAATGCCAACTCGTAATGCAACTCGAACGAATACTTGAAGATTGGATTCTTGACGAGTTATGTAAGCCGGACGAGTTCGTAAACGGCAACGCGCTCTGTCCCTTCGCTCGAAATGCATGGTTGTCCGAGAAAGTTAAAACGCGAGAAGAAGTTGGTGACATTTGGGACGCGGTGTACGAAGAAATTGCCACGTTCGACGACACATACCAAGTAGTTGTGTGTGGCAACTATGGAGAAAAATACACCTACGACGACCTTGAGGCAGGTTGTTTCGCATTGAACGGATGGTTGGCTGCAACAGGTGTAGATATCTGGCTGCTATCGTTCAAGGATAAGGGGCTAAACATGATCTTCGTGCAGCGCCTTACCGATCTAGACAATGCTAGTGCAAAGCTAGAACGTCTAGATTATTATGTTAACTATGACTCGGACGACTACCGTCGTCTGGTTGAAACACGGAAGCAGAGGAGAATTGAGTTATGCCAGGAATGAAAAAGCCAATGCGTAAAATGCGCGGTGGAATGGGCATGAAGAAGAAGGCTATGCGCGGCGGTGGATCCATGATGATGAAGAAGCCCGTCATGGCAAAACGCGGTAAGGCTATGCGGAAGAAGAAGTAAATGACGACTTCTGGATCCAGGGATTTTAATCTCGATGTAGCAGAAATTATCGAAGAGGCGTACGAGCGGTGCGGGCTTGAGGTCCGCACCGGTTACGACGCTCGTACGGCTCGTCGATCTTTGAACTTGATGTTCGCTGACTGGGCTAATCGTGGTTTAAATCTATGGACCGTGAAGCAAGCAACAGTAAGTCTTACATCAGGAACAGCGACATACACGCTTGATGCCACACACACTGATCTGCTTGAAGCTGTCATTCGTCGAAGTAGCGTGGACTTTCAGCTAGATCGCATGTCTAGAAGTGATTATTTGCATATCCCCAACAAGGATCAAACAGGCAGGCCAAGTCAATTTTTCTACAACAGACAGATCTCGCCACAAGTCGTTCTTTGGCCTACCCCGGATAGTTCTACAGATAGCTTGATCTACTACTATGTCCGCCGCATCGAAGATGCGGACACATTGGTCAACACTACTGACGCACCTTTCCGGTTCCTTCCTTGTATGGTTGCAGGCTTGGCGTACTACATCGCCATAAAGAAATCCCCTGATCGTGTGCAGCTTTTAAAATCAGTGTATGAAGAAGAATTCCAACGAGCAGCAGACGAGGATGAAGATCGCGTTGCGCTGAAACTACAGCCCAGCATGCAGTATTTACGGGTGAACTAATGGCAAGGTTTGCTTCAGGCAAGGATGCTTACGGGATCTCCGACCGGTCCGGTTTTAGATATCGGCTGGTCGAGATGGTTACAGAATGGAATGGTTCTAAAGTAGGCAGAGACGAGTACGAGTCGAAGCACCCGCAGTTAGAGCCGATTCGTGTTGGACCGGATCCGCAAGCGATACATGAC